GACTCCCAATCGGAACCATTCCAATAAAGAAACTCGTTTGTCGAGCTGTCGACGAATGTTGCGCCTTGAACCACTCCAATAGGACGAGAGGTTCCGAAAGATGGTGTGTAAGCGGGTGCAGTTTCGTACCAACCCGAGCTGACCTCGTCGTAGACAAACAAGTTGCCCATGAGTCGGTTGAACCAAAGGGTTCCATCCAAAGGCGGAGCATTGAGACCGCCGTTGCCAGATGGTGGAACTTCGCTGGTGATGGCAAGAGCTTCAGCGTTGGTTTGATACCAGTCCGGATCAGCTACATCGTTACCTGACGCATAAACAAACAGTCTGCCCTCGTTCGAGTCAAACCAAAGAGCGCCCGCTCCGTACCCGTCACCGGGTGAACCTGAAACAGTTACTCGAGCTGAGACATCAACACCCGAGCCATCGATAACAATGACTTTTCCGTCGTAAGAAGTGCTGACACCATCAATACCGCGAGTAATTACATCGAAGATTTGTCCACCTGCATAAAGGCCAGTGCCACTCGACGTAGTTGAGATACCAGAACCTGGAAAAGTCTGTGTAATTGCAGAGTTAATAATGCTGAAATCTCCGCTGGTCGTGACATAAACACCGGAACCAGCAAGAACTCCACTGATAATCGTTCCAGGGGTTGTTGTAGTAATACCGCTTGTCGTTGCGTTTAAATCTTCAAGAGCTCGAACGACGCCTTCGAAGTTTGCTGGATAGCCGTAAGGGCATCTGGTATAACTGGAAGTTCCCACGCCGCTAATAGTGTCGATTAGTTGATCGATAACCGACACAATTCCGAAGAAGTTGTGCGGATGTCTTGCCCTGGGGAGATCGCCATGAAGTGGACAAGCAGGGCTATTGCGTTCAGGCATTTAAATAGTCCACCTCCTTATATCAGTCTATCTGAGTATTCACTGAAATTTAAGCTTACCCACTATTAGATGTATCTGGAAACCTCAGAGTTTCTTCGTTCTCGTGAAAAGCTAGTTCTTCTGCCAACTTCCAAGCAGGTATTCCAAGATCATTAGCTTTTTTTCTAATTGCTTGCCAGGTAGGAGGAGATTCAAATTTGATGGTGAGTCGCATGATACTTGGGCTGTTAATAAAATTGTATAACACTGTGACTGATACTGCTTGCCACAAAGGCTTGCGTTGTTGTTAGCCAATAAAGTCTGTATGAGAGCTTAGATCTAAGCAGTGTGTCCCTTGGTTCGTATCTATATAGACGTCTAAGTATACGTATTAAGTAATTAAATTAGAAAAGTAAGCGTTTTTGGCCTCGGTGACCGGACAGCAAGCTCTTTATCGACACCCAGCACAGACCAGTCCGTATGGAAAAACCCTTGAGTGAAAAAGTCTTATCCTTTGAAAAATCTGTCGATACTCTCCTTGTGTGCGTTCTGTGTGCTAGTCTCTTAAGACAAGAACATCAACATGCCTATGAATACTCGCGACGCTCGTTTAGCGGCGCTACTGGGGTTACTCAGCCCCTCTTGTCCTGCTGCTCCATCCGGCAAGCCAGTGCGGCGTACAGCCCGTGGTCACTGGGATGTGCTGGAATACTCTGATGTAGTTCAGTGGGTCTGCCGCTGTGGACGATCGGAGCCGATTACGCTTCTCCCAGAAGAGTCCGCTCGTGTTCTTCTTCCCTTCGATGGAATCCACGCTTGTGAGGTCTGTCGGAAGGAGCTGCACGAGTCTTCCTGTAAATCTGAGCGGCTTCTCGCTTGGCTCAATATGCACAGGGCGACTATCGATCCCGAGGCTTGCCTGGAGTTCCCCGAAGACGGAGGTCTATATAAAGGACCTCAGGACACGCACTACCAACGCACCCGAAGGTTTATCTACACACAATTCTGGAGAAAACAGGTTAAAACAGAGCACTGTGTGCGCTCCAAGTGCTGTAATCCAAAGTGTATCAACCCATACCACCTATGCCTGACAACAAAGGACACCACACTCCCATCAGCAGCTCGCCAAGCAGTGGAGGCTCTTATCGAACAAGAGATCTCCAACGGAACGATCAAGCAGCTTTTGCAAGAGAAGCTCTCTATAGAGCTGTCAGAGAGATCGATTCAAAGAATAAAAAGAGATATAACCAAATCCAAAAGCTGCGTTTCTTGATTTATGAGTTACAGTCCCTTCAACCGACTGATGTAAACGAATTATCTGAGGCTTTGGGTCAGTCTCAGGCGACTACTCGCGAGCAGCTTAAAAAACTTAGAAAGCTCGATCTAGTTATTAGAACCCGATTTGAACACCACACTCTCTATTGCATCAATGGCAATTTCAACAGGTACATCCAAGACATTCTCGAATCATTCCACTTCGGAAACAAGGCCGCATAAACCTTCTCTTTGGGCAGAAAAATATATTATTCCTAATCTTCCGCCTTGGATTTACTCAGATAATGAACCTCCTTTGTCAGTCAAAGACTGTGAGGCAAAAATTTCTGCCATTGAGTACACGATCGTAGACATCGACTTACAAATCGACATTCGTCAGTCCGAGTGTGCAATGGGCAGTAGCCGCTACAAATCAACTTTTGACTTTGAAAAATGGCGTTGTCAAGCTCTCAAAGCTAAACAGTCACAATACTACTTACTGAACGCACACAAATATTGGTTGATCTTGAATGCTACACAACCTCTTGACGTGCCTCGGAAGCTAGATAAGCTGATCGAGTTACTCGTTGAGGACTCGCCCGACTTTCACCAACAAGCACAGGCGCTCCTAGACTGACCTCGATCGTTTTGTAAGAAACGGCTTAACGATCACGGAAGGTTGAGGTAGCGTTTTACCGTTTTCCGCCCTCACGCAAGTCGCCCTGTTTGCCTGACGTCAGGTGAGCGAGGGGATCCTTCCTTTTGAAATGTTTACTGAATCAATTAAAAAAGAGATCAAACTGATCACAGATCTTCTGAGCAGCATCGATGTATCGCTGCAAATGATGGCTAACAAACACAACCGAAGAACAACAGCTTTTGTAAATCGAAAAACAATCGCTCAGCGTTTAGGTGTGCCCACGGTTGCCATCGACAAACTAATTTTTCAAGGCATATCTTCTAAAGGATCTTCAGGTCTTTTGGAGGGTAAACACTATTGCAAACTTGATCCTCAGGAGAACAACAGTTCGAAGTTTCTGTATGATCCGTATGAAATCCTGCAGGCCGCTTGGAGCAATTTTAAATATGACTAACGAAGCAGTTAATCGTCTTCGCCGAATGATTTCTCAAGGCAGTGAAGTTGAGCGCAAGCTCAGTGCAGGTGTCTTTAGAAGCATCATCAGCGACATGATTACCTTGTACGAAGAAAACAAGAAGTACAGGGGTAAAGGAATTTTAGTTTTTAATCCTGCAGAACCTACAGCTAGTAAGTACTGCACGATTCGAGATCTAGAAGCTGACTTGTCTATCGCACAAGAATCTATGGTGAAAGACCTTGAGGAGATGTTTCAAAAAGTTATAGATTTTGTCGAAAAAGAAAGCAATTCTGGATTAGCCCTCATTGCTTTTTACGAAGAGGATCACCTAGAGCTCATGCGTCTCGACCCCGAGCACGCTAATGATGTTAAACCCAGGTTTAAAAAAGGAGATTTAGTCAAAGAAACAAAGCACATCGCGCTCCAAGTCAATTTCAATCCTCGAGAATACAAACGATTGCCTCGAGGAATTGGAACAGTAATTGACGTAATTGTCAAGAAAAATCGAGCTGGTTCGCGACATTTTTATTACAGTGTTTTATGGGGAGGAACTAAAACAGAAAGCACACATAGTCAGATGCGTCTTGCATTAGTAGAAGACGCACAATCTGAATAGTGCTCGCGTCGTTTGATTTTATTTCACCTCCTGACTTGATCGCTGTAACCACAGCGTTTTTAGGGGGTGAAATTTTTTTAGATCCCGCCTCGAACGAAAGGGCAAACACGGTTGTTCAAGCATCGCGATTTTTTACTTGGGAACACAACGGACTAAACCAAACATGGAAGGGCAAAAATGTATATCTTTATCCTCCTAGAGATCTAGCTCTTAAGAACGAGCAGCCTAAGTCGACTAAGCTTTTTGAAAAAACAAACTACTTTAAAAAATCAAACCAAAGGATTTGGCTCGAGCAAGCACATAAAAAATGGTTAAAACGTGAGTTTGATGAAGGAATAGTATTTATAACCTCCACTGAAGTAGCTCTACTTTCTACTCAAAAATCTGGAATAGATTTACCAATCTGTATTCTCAAAGAACACCCTCAGCTCATAAAAGATGACGAGGAGATGACTTTGAAACGAAACTCAAAAGTATTTGGTTTTGTTTTTTATCTACCGTCTCTTAAAAATTACGAGCACCGAATCCATGATTTTCACCAACTATATAGTGATCTCGGTCGTGTATACCTCTGAGAGATTCTTGTGAAGACCATGAATCATCAGGTCCATATTCATCGCGGTTTGCAAAGCCGTAACCCACGGGGCGGCTTCTTTGTAATGACTGTCTTATCTCTTTTTTCTTTTCAGCTCTGAAGTCTGAGTCAGCAAAAATCTTTCCTGCTAAACGAAAAGCTTGATTTTTATCAGTGTGCGTGCCTCTTCTGTACGCAAAACTGTCAGCTTTCTTTTCAGCAGGTGACTTACCAAGACTCATAATTAAGCCGAGTATTTCATCAAATCTTGAATGCCACGGTTTTTAGAGTAGAAATCACTCATGCCTTCGCGGCTGTAACGTTTACCAGGTGCTCCCGCTCCCTGAATAAACTCCTGAGACTGTTGATCCATATAATTCATAAGACCGCCAGCTTCTGATGCTTCCTTAAATTTGTTAATGTAAGTGTTCGAAACATCCTCTAATTCACTCATGTTCATGGCTACAGTTGTTGGATTTGTAGCTTGTTGCATAAACGTAGGGCGATTTAGATTGCTATAAGACTCCAGATAATCATCTACGTTACCACGTACACCTTTAGTGTCGGCTGCAATTGTTGCTCCGTATTTAGCAGGATAAGTATTTAAAAAATTGTATCCGCGCTGGGCTGCTGGCTCTAAATAATTTTGAAACCGACCTTCAGTGCGATTGACAAACTCAGGAGTTGACTGACCGGTGAGAAAAGCAATGTCGTTGAGTGTATTACGAAGTTGATTTAAATTTTTGAGAGTTTCTGCGTTTACACGTTGTGTAGCGCGTTCGACTAGCTCGTTATCAAAATATGCCGCAGGTCCTGCTTGAATAAGTCCAGTTAAAGTTTCAGAAAAAGGTCCACTACCTGAACCCCCGCCGCCAAAAAGACCTCCAAGAAGGGCATCTAAACCTTTACCAATTGCGCCTTGTAAAATGTTTCCGAAGTTAATACCCCCTGTGTTCAAGGGAGTGTTAGCTGCTTCATCAGCGAGATCACCCGTGGTCGGCAAGCCGTCCATGTAGTCATCAATGCTAGGAATAGACACCGTAATACAACCTCTTTTCTAAATTATAAGACGTCTATGAAGCAGGTTTGAAATCTTTAACTGCTCGCTCGATAATTCCTTTGGCAGCTCTCATCTTATCTTCAAGCGAAGGCACACCAGAACCTTGATCTTTTTTAAGTGCGTCAAGTTTTGCACCTAGTTCTTGAAGCTCAGCGCGGACACCCATTTCCGCTGCTCCTATAGGACGCGCAGCAGGAACGTTTGAACTACCCATGGAAGACACCGTTTCACCAAAACGGTTAATGGTATCCATATTTTTATTCACGCCCAAAATATTATCTGTAGGAAAAACGGTCTCTCCCACAGCGGCAAAGTTAATCGGACTTGGGTTGTTAAAACCAGAAGAAAAATCAATATCTGAAGTAATAGGAAAGGAAGAAGAATAAGACATAGTGATTAGCGAAGAAACTTTTTGTAAGTGCCGTGCCTGTATACACTCCAGGCAGTTAGACCACTCGTATCATAAATCCTTTTGGCTGCTTTCATATTCACAAGAGGATCAAATAAAGCTTCATTGCTGTCGATACCAAACTCTTTCCGACGTGAAGTGCCAAGTTGGTAGTACGGAAAATCAATCATATTAATCTGCATCAAACCATATGAGTTATCTGCAGTTTTTATATTGTCATTATGAGCATGAGGGTTTCCTGATGACTCAGCTAAACCTATAGCTGCCATCGTGGATGAAAGCGAGGGAGAAAAACCAGCTTCTTCAGCAAGAGCTTTCAACTCGTAAAAAGTAAAAACTTTAGGAGCTGAAAAAACAGGAGCTGAAAATACTAGAAAAAATACAACTGATAACAGTATTGATTTAATCCGCTTCATCTTCTAATTCATCGAATACTCCAATATTAGGATCAACACAAACACCAAGCTCATCAACTACGTATTTAAATGCGCGTTCACGACAGACCAGCCTGACGATTCTGTTCCAAAGATATTGATCTCGTTCTCTTCCTTTGAGTTCGTGTGCAGCGTTTTTGATTCGAGTCAGTACAAATTCATCTTCGAGCGTGAGACTGACACTGATATGTTCAGAGCCGTTCATCGTATCGATGCTGCTGACTTTAGTCTAATTACAAATAAACGTCTACACTATGTCACTACATGCTCACCAGTTCTTGCATGACCAATATCCTGCGGTGAGTTTGGACTTCTTTTCATCGCAGTTGTGCCTTGCACGAAAATTCTTGCGACGTTCAGGGTTGTCACTTTTGTTTTCCATGTTCGCATCCCCGAACCGGACAAGCCGGACCTTATCGCCTTCCTTAGCTGCCACTGCAAACTGTTTGCCGCCTTGTACGTCACGTTTCGGCTTGTTGTAACCGCTAAAAACTTCTCCTGCTAAGCGAATTCGTGCCATTAGCTACCGTCAAGGAAGTCTTGATATATCATAACCTCCATAGAACATTAAGACAAAATAAGGGGCATTTTATTTGTTGCTGTGTAGGTATTTCCTGCTAATCTTCTGTCGTTGAGATCACTCACTTCTTAATTCGCATGGAATCCCAGAAGCTGCTCACAATCGCGCAAACTGCTGAGCTGCTCAACTGCTCAGCTGGTTTTGTTCGTAAGCGCATTTCCTTGACTGAGTCACGACAGCCCGGTGGCTGGCCTAAGAGCACCTACGTCAACCTTCAGCCCAACGGTGCGAAGTCTCTCTTCCGCATCAACAAAGAAGCCCTGCAAGATTTCCTGAAGACTCAAGACGAGCAGAAAGAAGTATCTGTAGAAGCTAAAGTTGAAGAAGAAACACCTTGTAGCACGGGTCAGTGCCCTGTCTGAGTTAAATGACTTCTTCTAATATTGAACAGATCCTCACAGGTGCTGCTCTAGCTCCCACGGGGGAAATAATCAAAGAAGAAGTCATCGTCACAAAAGAGGCTAGTGTCGACAATCTCATTTTCGGGATGGTCGAACTGGCCTCTTATGTTTATCACTTGAACATCCAAGCCAATCTTCTTTCGTTAAATATCGAAGGGGCGAACTCACTTGAGATGAGTAAGTTCCTCAAAGAACAATACGAACGTCATCTTTGTGATTTCAATCGCATGGCAGAGAAGGTCCGCAGCATGGACTACCTTCTTCCCATATGCGAAAAAGGACTTAT